CTATGGAGTTTGTAGGGCTACCCAATATATGGCTACCTAGAAAGCTTTTTTCAACAGATGGCATTATTGCTCCAAAAGCTCGAGGCATCGTTGAGGATGCTGTATTCTGGATGGGTCAGGGAGACTTCTATGGGTTTGATGGATATACTGTAAGTGTTTTACCCAATAATACCGTCAAACGTTACGTATTTGACAACCTTAATTGGAGTGAATACGCTAAGTGCTTTGTGCATGTGGATACTGAATGGTCAACAGTCCGGTTTTATTATTGCGCAGGAACTGATGTTGAGCCAAATAATTACGTAGATTATAATTACAAAGAAGGACACTGGACGATAGGTACTAATGCAAGGACTGCTTCAGAAGAGCCGGTTAATATCAATGAATTCCCTTTATTAATTCAAAGCGGTGGCACTGATATAATTGCAGCTCCTAACGGGATAGCCACCTATTTCTTCACAATAGGAGCTAATCCTTTAACTACAGTGAACACATCGAATATTGTACAGATGGTGATAGATTTCGGGAATGTTTATTTGCAAGCCGGTGATTCCATTTTCATAAGCGGAGCAACCACAACAAACGGAATATTGGCAGCTAACATTAACGGAGCAAGAACTATCCAATCAGTTACTACAGAAGAAGGATTCGGCGCGGGTTTATTTGGCCTCGGTGAATTTGGAAGCGCAGGATTAGGTGTGGCATCCATAACTTTCGTGGCAGGAGCAAATGCAACGAGTTCCGGCACAGGGGGAGGGGCATCAATATCGGTAGGCACTCAAATCTTAGCGATTAACTATACCGGTGATAATCTTGCAGTGGGTCAATCCGTCACAATTTCAGGCTCAACAGGCGTAGATGGCTTCACTTCTGGGGAGATTAATGGGACAACTACAATACGGTACATATTCGGGGGATACATCGAAGTTAATGTTCCCGTGACTGGCGTTTATAGTACAAGTACTGTTGCAGGAGGCGGAGGAATTGCCACCTTAATTACAGTGATGCAAGATGGACGTCTATTTGAGCATAACAAAGGGCTGAACGATTATAACGATAATTTCAATTTCTACACTGATCCGTGGGACAATCAATTTGCACCAATGAATTCTTACGCTCAAACTAATTATACTCAGATCCAAGAAGGTGATAATACTTATATAATATATAGTTTGTTTCCAGATATAATTATCTCACAAAATATGACGGTACAAATAAATGTAAAGGAGTTCGCACAGAGCCCTTATGTCCATACTCAAACTTTCAATTTGACACCTACTACTGTTAAGATCGATCCGATGATGATAGGAAGAGAAAGACAATATATTTTCACAAGTAATGTAGTGAATGGCAATTATCTGATGGGTAAATTATTTGAAGAAATTAAACCTTCAACGCCGAGGTAAAGTTGTCAAAATATATAAACCAAATTCCAATTACAGGCACTTCGATAATTGAAGAACGATTAAAGCGCGTAGAGCAACAATTATCCAATAGCTCGAACTTCTTGAACTCCCACACATTGGGGACGCTAAGAACCGATCGCACGGCTCCTGCAAGTAGCACTGATGTACAAGCTCCGGATAAGCTCTATGATATTGTACGAGTTTACCCTTACGAATATATTTTGATTAACATTGCGGGCACAGCTACATGGGTTCGCATAACGATGAGTACGTTTTAATGCCTGAAGTTATAATAAGAAAAGCTACTATATTTGATCATGGCGAGATACTAAATTTATCGATACAATGGTTTGAGGAATTAGCGATAAATGGCTTCCCTTTGGCCTGCCCTGATACAGGAGTGTGGTTAGCTGACTTGATCGCAAATCATATCGTTTTAGTAGGTGAATATGAGGATGCAATAATTGGATGCATCGGAGTAAGGATAGGTTTCATGCCCTGGAATTATAGCGATAAAGTTCTACTGAATGATGTATTCATGACAGATAAGCGATTGAGGAACACAGGAGTCGCAGGCAAATTATTAGACGCCATAAAACAGTTTGCAGAGGATAACAACTTGATGTTAGTTATGGGACATGTGACTGGAATGGATGCGGAATTAAAGGACAAATACTTGAGCATCAAAGGATTTAAATATGCTGGAGCAAATTTTATATATGGGAGAAAATAAATGGCTGTACCTGTTTTAGCAGCCACCGCAATAGGTGGTTCACTGTTTGGTAAAAATAAAGGCGCAACTCCTGGAGGGAGTAGTAGTTCAACAACTTCAGGGTTCGCCGCATTACCTCAACAAGTTCAACAAGCTTATTTGCAGCAATATTTACCATCGATTAAGGATCAGTTCCAAGGTAAATTTCAGGGGACGCCAATGGGTGAGGCTCTTGGTGGGCAATTCGGCTCTCAGGCTCTGAAACAATTGCAAGATTATTCTAATCTGAATGGTGGTATATTTGGAGGAGGGACAGGAGTTAGTCCACTAGGTGCTGTTGAGCCGTTCAATCAACAACAACAAAACGCTCTCCAATCTTTTGGAAGTGGTTTGTCGGGGTTGCAAAATGAGCTACCGGGTTATCAAAATTTATACAATCAAAACGTTCTGGATCCGGAATTGGCAAACATAGATAGGTTGCATCAACAAGGACAAAATCAACTCAGGAGCAATCAACTGCTAGGAACTGGTGGCCAAAATGCTTTTAGTAATTCGGCATTTGGGACACAACTGGCTGGATTGCAAGATACAGCATCAAGACTAAGGATGGACGCTAGAGCAGGAGCATTTCAGGGCGGTCAGAATTTAAGAAGACAAACATTGCAAGATATGCTCAATAGCGGCGGAGCGATTCAGAATCAGAATCAATCGCTACTCAATTATTTGCAACCTCAATTGCAACAAGCTACCCCGCAGGCACAAAGCCAGAATTTCGCAGCAGGATTAAGTCAATTCCCGCAAACACAAATTAGCAGTGGGCAAGCAAGTAATCCAAATCCTGGCACTCCCAATTTTTGGTCTAAGTTAGGTGGAGGAGCACAAGCTGCACTGGGCGTTGGTCAAACATTGGGCGGCAGCGGCGGATTTGGAGGATTTGGGAATGGATTCGGAGGATTCGGCGGAGGGTCTAATATGTTTGCAGGCGTCAATGCTCCTCCCCCTCCTGCACCCGGCACATACAGACCATATGGCAATAGATATTTAAATAATCCATTTTAAGGAGCGCGCGATGTTTGAAAATTTGAATACATTCGATCAAGGAGCTAACTTTCTAAAGCAACTTCATTCAAACCCATTATTCCTATCCGGTATTGCGCAAGCTAATCCTGGCGCACAAAACCCGTTAATTCAAGCTGCTGCCTTTCAAAGACAACAAGAGGAAGCGCAAAGACAACAAGACGCGTTTGAGATGGAAAGGCAGCAAGCTCTATCAGATCAAGAACAGAGTGAAGGTCAAAGAATGATGCAGGAATCTTTACCGGAGTTATTATCCCAATTAGATCCAAATGACATAAAAGGGAGTTGGCGACAATTATTACAAGCGGGAGTAAAACCAGAAGCAGCATCCGTTATTATTAAGCAGTTAAATGAAGCACGAGGGATGCTGGGAGCAGAAAACCCACAAGCTTTAGTCAAGCCACAAGCCGTTCAACCTGTTTCTAAAGCACAAAATAAAATATTAGCTAAAGAAGGCATAAATCAATTTGGTACTCCTGTCAGAAAACTTACCGCAGCCGAAATCAGATTAAACAAAGCTAATCTAGACAAATTGAATGTGACATCTAAAGCCTCTGCAGAGCAGCTAAAACAGCTTGATGCGTTGGATAAAGCTTATGCGACTTTTGACAAAGAAACAGGAGGCAAAAGCGGAGCAGGAAGCTATCTGAGCTCTCTTTTGCCAGAGAGTGGAGAAAACGAAGGCTTCACCAAGCGTTTAAAAGTGGGAATAGAAAATACTTTTTATAGCGACAAAGCTAGAAATGCTTTGCATACAATTAAAAAGGTGAACTCGCTGCTCTTGCAAAAGCGGATTGAAGAAAAGAAAGGAACCGGTCAAGTAACGGATGTACTAAAAAAAGAAATAAAAGAAGGATTACCAAGACCTGATATTTTACCGGAAGCTCGTAAGGAAAACATAAAATCTCTCAAGCAAGAAGCACTAAAAAATATACTGGAACAGCAATTTTATAGTACCTGGTCTCAATTTAATCAAAGAGATACCGATCAGGCAGGGGCTGCATTCCAGCAATTCTTGTCGACCGTTCCATTGATCAAACCTGATGGCTCCCTGAACAAAGAGTTACTGCAGCAAATTCCTACGATAGTGCAGGAATATTTAAGTGAACCGAATAAGGCTCAAGAACAACAGGGGTTTGAGAATTTTAACTATAATTTCGAGTAAATTTATGGATGATATTACAAAACTATTCAGTACACTACCGGCGTTTGCACAAGGAGCTGCCCAAACAGGGACACTGGGATTGAATCGTAAAATTCAAGCGACAATTGCAGCTGCATTTCTTCAGAAAACAGGGCACAAGGGAACATTCAAGGAATTATATACGAAAGCCTTAAAAGCTGCTCCAGAAATTGAAGCCAAAAACTCTGAAGAAAATCCATATGCTACTTTTGCAGGACAATTGGCAGGCGGAAGTATTTTACCCTGGAAAACCACATCAATAAAAGGAGGTGCCGGATTGGGAGCACTTTATGGAGGAGCCACAGGATTAGGCAGCAATACTGAAGGAGATACAGGGAAGATCACAGGAGATGATTTAATTTCTGCTATTGGAGGAGCCGCATTGGGAGCGCCTTTAGGCGCGATAGGTCAAGGTATCAGCAATAAATTCCTCTCTAAAAAAGTACCGGCCAGGAAAGAAATAGAAAGCTCCATAGAACAATTTGAAAAATATAAAGTTCCATACAAAAAAAGCGATGTAACCGCTAACCCTCTAGATTTGGCTATAGAAGAAAACGCCTTGATTGGTGAATATGGAGCTGGGAATCAAGCTAACGTCAAACAGTTCGGCAAAAACCAGAGGGAAGCGTTTGAAGAAGCCACTAAAGATTTGCATGATAAGAGATTAGGTGGTGGTGAACAATTCACCGAAAAAGGAAATCAAGCAGCTAAAGTTGTTGAGGATTTGCAACAAAACGCAGTAGCTGAGAGAGCTCCAATAAATGAAGCTTATAAGGCCGCAAAAGAAGCAGTAGGCGCCTTAGATATAAATAAGGTCAATGAATTTCCATCAATTGCAACAAATATTTTACAAAAGGATTTTACTCTAAGTCCAGCAAATGCGCCTAAAGCATATTCTCAATTAAAAGCATTTAAGCAGTTATTCGGCAATGCAGGAGAAGGCGTAACAGGTGTAGATTTTAAAGGTTTAGAAAGCTGGAGACAGGGATTAAATAAAGCTATTACTGGCGTAGAAAGAGGCGGTCAAGATGAGGTGGGAGTAAATGCGCTCAAAAATACATTTGATGATTGGATGGATAATACTTTAGAAAAAGCACTAATCTCTGGCGATTCAAAAGTTTTATCAAAATTTAAAGCCGCTCGAGCTCTTAGTTCCCAGTGGATGCAAAAATATTACGGTAATGGCAAAGATATTGGCAAAAACTTTGTTCGCGAAATGGTTGAGAACGCTAGACAAGGAAACGAGCCGCTGACTCCAGAGATTATCGTTAATAAGATTTTCGGGACTAGTGAATTAGGTTTTAATAATCAAGCTGCGAGTATAGTTAAGGAACTAAAAACTCATATACCCTACGGTGCAATTAATCAATTGCGTTCAGAAGCCGGAGCTAGACTACTGAAACCGTTGACCAAAGAGAATCCAAATGTGACCACCTACTTAAATAATTTGAACAAGTTTACTACCGAGAATCATAGCCTGGCAAAAGAACTATTTACACCTGGACAGATAAAAGAGTTGCAAGATTTTGGAGAAGTAGCCAGAAAAATTTATGGCTCAAAAATAACTTCTAAACTTAATCCATCTCAATCCGGAGTATTCACTAAACTCAACAAAGTTCTTGATAAGCAATTCCCATGGGTGAAAGATATATTCAGAACACCTGTAGTATTAAATCAGAGTAAATTAAAATCGCAATTATTGGCTGGAGAAAAATACAATTCACCTGTTTCTAAAGCTGCAAGAGGTCTAATCCCATTAGCTAATACAGAATCGAGGGGTGACAGCGATACTCTTGCTACGAAACCTTTCCATAAATCGACTAGAGAAGAAAGAGAAGAAGAACAAGGGGAGTATACGTTTGGTGACTGAGTTGAAATTATTTCTATCATTATGTTAAAAAAGTTGTTACAATTCGTTTTATAAATTATATACCAAAAGGAGTTCCACATGGGTATGAAAAGTATGGGTCTTGGGATTGCAGAATTAGCTCCCGCCTTAGCACTAACTGCGGCTAACACAATGGTCGTTAATCAATTTACAACTTATACTTCCACTAATAATGTTTGGGTTCCAAGAGAAGCGACTCTATCCGAAGTGGCTGCGTTCATTTTAGGCGGAGTTACCACTCTAGCAGTAGGAACTGTCACTCTGGCAGCTGGCACAGCAACTGTCGCATTACCTTCTATCGTTGCAGGGAGTATAGTGCTATTAACTGAAGCTAATGCAACCCCTAACGCTTTGGGTTACGTTATTACGGCTGGCACAGGATTTGTTATACATTCTGCAAGCGGTGCTGATGTTTCATCAGTAAGTTACGTAGTATTAAGTTAAAATCAGAGGCATAGATGACAAATCAAGTTCCATCTACCACTAATCTAACGTTTTTTAATGCGCAAACCTCGAATGCTTCATCGGCAGGGCAAAGCTTTATTTTCCCTATGAAAAGGGCTTGCCTGAAATTTTGGGGCACATGGTCTGGGGCTACAATAACATTTCAAACCATTACTCCTTTAAATCCTAGTTACTGGGTGCCGATTCTCAATTTATCAGGCGCGGTGATGGCCTTTACATCTGACGGTCAAGCAACTTTAGAAAATGTGGTTTATGGTGATATGATCAGATGCACTATAAGTGGTGGCGGCGGTTCATTAAGTTTGAGTGTAACTGCTCAGGTAATTTAGGAGTTATTAATGGCTGATTTTAAAATAATAACTGGTGGTGGTGGGGGCTCCGGTTATATCACTATCGAATCTAACGGCACGGCTCTACCTCATGAAAGCATCCTCAATTTTGTTGGTGCAAATGTTTCTATCGTTGACAACCCCGGTAATGGCAGCACTGATGTAACAATCACTACCGGTGGTGCATTTACATGGGTTGAAGCCCCATCTTCCACTACTATGGCTGCCAACATGGGATATAATGCCAATAGCGCAAGTTTAGTTTCTTTGGCTTTACCAGGGACGGCCGCATTTGGCTCAACTATTCAAGTATCGGCATTTGGCGTAGGCGGCTTTACTATCACTCAGGGAGCAGGTCAAACCGTACATTTTGGTGATATTAGCACTACAACAGGCACAGGGGGCTCCATTAGCTCATCAAGCCAATATGATACGATTACAATTTTCTGCTCAGCAGTTAATACGGATTTTACTGTAACAAGCGCAATCGGTGAACTTACTGTCGTTTAATAAGGGGGTTAACTGTGACTGTCAATAATGCCATAAATGCTAATGCTGCAACACCATTGAGTTCGGCAAATGGTGGGACAGGATTAAGTAGTCCAACGGCTGGTAATATTCTAATCGCTCAAGGCGCATCCCCTTTCACAACCGTTAATCTCACATCCGGTCAATTACTTGTTGGCACCACTAGCGGATCGCCTGTTGCTACCACAGTTACGGCTGGCACAGGGATTAGTCGCACCGGTGGATCAGGGACTTTAACAATAGCTAATACACAACCTGCGGAGGCCTGGACAGATGTTACTGGTACTTCAGCTACAATGTCCGTCAATAATGCATACACCGCTAGTAACGCAGGGGTGGTAACCTTTAATTTGCCAGCAACTGCAGCGATGGGCACTATTCAGCAAGTAATGACGGGGACAACATCAGGTGGGTGGAAAATAGCTCAATCAGCAGGGCAAAGTATTAAGTTCGGGACGTTGAGCACAACTAGTGGCACAGGTGGCTCCTTGGCTTCTACAGCGCAAGGAGACGGAGTAATCTTAGTATGTAATTTGGCCAATCTCTCCTGGACTTTACTATCATCAGTAGGGAATATAGCGGTAACATGACAACACAAAATAATATAAACGCTAATTCGACTAATCCGCTCAAGGCACAATATGGTGGTACCCAATTATCGACATTAACAGCTCATACGGTTTTAGGCGGTAGGAATGCAAGTACCTTAGCTCAAATAGCATTAGGAGCCGGAGCCACATTAATAGGTGTAGCAGCTGCCAATACTGCTCACGGAGCAACTTTGACGGCTGGATTTGGGATAGCGATAGCAAGTACTTCCGGTTCTATCGTAATTTCTAATACTTTGCCTGAAGCCTCATGGGTCGATGTAACAGCCACTACCCAAACCATAGTCATCGGGATGTCATATTCGGCTAGTAATTCGGGATTAGTCACCTTTACCTTACCAACGACTTCAATCTACGGAGCTACATTTACAATAATGACAGGTTCAACAAGTGGTGGTTGGAAGCTTGCACAAAACGCAGGACAAATCGTGCAGTTCGGTTCTGTCACAACGACCAGCGGCACAGGCGGTTCCTTGGCTTCTACTGCACAAGGAGATTCAATTACTTTAGTTTGTTATGTAGCTAATACTAAGTGGCAACTTGTAGCATCGACAGGGAATATAACAGTAACATGACAACGAACAATTCAGCAAATGCAAATTCTACTTCTCCTTTAGCCGTCATTGACGGTGGTACTGGCGTTTCATCTCCCACCCAATATGGCGTTGCAATCGGTGAAGGGACAAGTCCAATCAACTCAATAGTTCTTGGCGCCGGTCAAATATTGATCGGCACAACTTCGGGCGATCCTGTAGTCGGGACTTTAACAGCTGGAAATGGGATAAGCATAACAAATGCATCCGGATCTATCACCATTACTAACACCTTTCCATCTGATTTATGGAGCGTTACATCTAGTCCTACGGTATCCATGAGCTCCAATAGCGCATATTTAAATTCGTATTCAGCTACGACAGCCGTTTTCACTTTACCGACAACTGCTGCTTATGGATCGATGATCCAACTTGCTAACGGCCAAACTATGTTGGCCGAATGGTCAATAGCACAAAATGCCGGTCAATATATTAGATTGGGATCTCGAGTAACGACCACTGGGACAGGCGGCTCAATCAGTTCTACTAATCTGGGAGATAGTATTTACCTTCAGTGTTTTATTGCGAACACCGCATGGCAAGTAATAGGTTCTGTAGGTAATTTAACAATAGTTTAAGGAGTAATAATAATGACTACACAAAATGCAATTAATGCCAACGCCTCCCATCCACTGGCTACGGTCAATGGTGGATCAGGGATTTCATCGCCTTCAGCTCATGGGATATTAATTTCAGAAGGCGCATCCGCGTATAACCCGATCGTTCTGACAGCCGGACAAATCTTAGTGGGGACTACCGCTAGTGATCCTGCAGCTACAACTCTAACCGCAGGTTCGGGCATCTCAATAACTAGCGCTTCCGGTGCTATTACGATCGCCAATACTTCTACAGGTGAAGTGTGGACTGATGTAACTGCTACAACTCAAACCGTCGCAGCAAATAATAGCTATACCGCTAGTAATGCTGGAGCTGTGACCTTTACTTTGCCCACCACAATCGCATACGGATCGATTACTGAAATTACCACAGGAACAACTGCAGGTGGATGGGTTGTCGCTCAAAACGCAGGGCAATCTATCGTTTTTGGTGATGTAACGACCACAGTAGGTACCGGAGGATCGATTAGTTCTACCTCAAAAGGCGATACTATTAGACTTTTATGTACCGTTGCTAATACTACTTTCCAAGTATTGGCTTCTGTCGGAAATATAACTTACGTATAAACTTAAGAGGTTTAAATGACGATTATTAGTAATTCAATTAATGCTAATTCTTCTACACCGCTGAATACAACAGAAGGCGGTATAGGCGTTTCGGCTCCTACTGCTCATGGCGTGATGATAGCAGAAGGTGCGAGCCCAGTAACTCCTATTGTTTTAACAGCTGGGGAGGTGCTAATAGGTACTACTGCTGGCGATCCGGTAGGCGCTACATTAACGGCCGGGACTGGCGTTACGATTACTAATGCGTCAGGTTCTATAACCATTGCTGCATCAGGTGGAGGCGGCAGTGCTAATCCTACTACATTTTTTGTTGATTATGTCAATGGATCAGATTCTAACAATGGATCTATAGGGTCGCCTTGGTTAACCTTGCAACACGCCTATACAACAATGCATGCCACAGCAAGTTATACTAATCCTATGACGATTGTTCTATCATCTAGTCAAACCGGTGCGTCACCTGATTCGGGGACAATAACCGGTTATCCGAATATAAGTATCACCGCCTTAAATGGCATAGCTACGATCTCTAATGATATCACTATTGGCGGAACACCGACTAGTGGTGATGAAATAAATTTGACTAATCTACTATTCAATTCAGATTTTACATGGACTTTATCAACGGGTTCAATACTTTCCACTCTAAATCTAAATAATGTAACTTTAAATGGAAATACAGCTTTCTCTAACACAGGAACTGGATCAGCTGCAAATTTAAATTGTAATAATACTACCTTCTTAGCCGGCTCAAGTAATTTCTTACTCGAACAAGGAACATTTACTTCGTGCCAATATTTAGGGAATACAACATCGCTGACTTTTGCAAATGGTGTGAATACGGGAGCCGGAGTATCGACCTTAACATTTATTGGTGGTGTTTCCACGGCTCTTCTGCAATTGGATATAACTGTTATTGGCTCTGCGAGCGTTTATGTTCAAGGTATGATGGGCGGATTTAATGTGACCGGAACTGCTGCGGGCGGGCACACTCCTGCATTGTTTATCGATGATTGCAGTGGTAATTCTTACGCCTCTTATCCCGGCATGACAGTAACTTATCAAGGGAATGCACAGCAAATAAATTCAGATTATACACCCGTCCATTATACTGCATCCGCAACTGACGTCAGGAGCAATCTTGCCGGCATTGATAGTGCGTTAGGAGGAGTATCTAATGGCGCCGTTGCTACCAATGTTCAAACATTTGGTGTCAGCGGTACATACACGCCTCATGCGAACATGATTTTTGCTTTTGTAGAGGTTCAAGGCGCCGGTGGTGGAGGGGGTTACTGTAATGCTGGAGATGTATGGAGTCAGGGAGGTGCTGCTGGCGGTTATGGTTCTGCATATTTAACAGCGACACAAATAGGATCGAGCAAAACTATCACAATCGGAGGGGGTGGTAATGGAGCTACTTCTCCTAGTACTTCAGGCAGCCAAGGCGGCACAACTAGCATTGGAACATTAATTAGCTGCTCAGGAGGACTGGGCGGCCAGGCTAGCGTTAGTACTTCTCCTGACTACAGCGCCGTGAATGGTGGAACTGCCACCCCTGGAAGTGGGGTCACTCTCGTCAAGTCTCTGGATGGCGCTACTAACTATCCCGTAGGACAAGTGCAAACTCCTATTATTATTGCACCCAATGGTGGGGCAGGCTATATCTTCGGGGGAGGATGGTTTTATCCCAATATCTGTAATTCCTCGAGTGGACAATCCGCAGGAAGTACTCCGTCAGGTTCTTCTGAGGGTTCGGGCGGTTCAGGTGGATGCAGCGGGACTGCCGGCTCAGGCGCTGATGGCGGTGGTGGTTCACCAGGGTTCGTTGTTATCACAGAATATCTAAGTTAAAAGGAGTAAAATTATGAAATGGTATTTAGTTACAACTGCAAATATTGTAAATAATGTTATAGTATATGATGGCACAAGCCCATATACACCAGAAGCTGGTTTGACATTAAAGTCATCGACTAATCTTTATAATATTGGTGACACTTTCAACGGTTAATGATACAATATTGTTAACTTAATTTAATTTTTATATAGGGATTAATAAAATGGCTAAAAAAGAGTACGAAAGCGAAGGCAAGAAAGAAAAAGGTTGTTTCGGTAGACGTTTAGATATGGGGATCCCATCATATGACGGCGAACCTGAAAAGGCAAAATTGGTTCCAATGAAAAATCGTTTTAGTGCCCAGCACGACGTTTCACAAGAAGAAGCGATGCGTATGGTTAAGGGACGCGGGACTTCATCTATGATCAGCAAAATGAATGATACGGATTAATCATGGCAGAAAAATGGATTGCTGAAGCGGTAGGTAAACATCCTGGCAAGCTTCATAAAGAACTTGGTGTTAAAACTGGTGAAAAAATCCCTGAGAAGAAGTTAATCAAAGCTGAACACAGCAAAGATAAAACTATTCGCAAAGAAGCCAATCTAGCTAAAACGTTGAAAAGCTTTAAAAAGTCTGGAAAAAGATAAACCTTCCTGTATATTAAGAAGATAATGTTTTTCAGACAAGAATATTATAACACATATAGAAGATGATATGTCCATCTTTCTATGCCTAGGAATACCGCTGGATGCCCTAAACACGCAGCGGTATTTTTAATTGTCTAGATCTGCGAATTGATTATAACCATGGCCGATAACTGATATATGGTCATAAAAGGTTGATACACTTTCGGTAATATCTGCGCAATCATTGATCACATTGATGATAGCTGCTGGATGTCCAGAACTAGCAACTAAAAAATCAGGGAGTGCTTTAACAACCTTACCTAATATAGCGCCAAAATCATGGCCTAAAATTTGTTCATTGGTTTCTGGTTGGTTGAATTTAAGCCCAAAGTTACTTAAGAATCCCTTACCAGCGCTCTTTATATAGCTCATATCGTTTCTCCTACTTGGATTGATACTGGCTATTATACCACGATTCGAGAGATCAGTAAAGAACGTTAAATTACGTTAAGCTTTTGTTTATTTTCGTACAGCTATAGTGGTAGAATCCACAAGTTTTGCTCCTTCGATATCCCCACCTGCTTTCAATTCATCAATAAGGAGGATTTTATTGAGCTTAGGAGCTTGCTTTGTGAACAAGTCGGGTCTTTGCATAAGTATAGCGGATTCATCTTCTATAACGAGCTTCGAGGCGGTTTTAGTAACCCTCGAAACGGTACCGAGCGGACAAATAAGTTTCGTAAGTGAAAATTTGTTAAAGACATGTTTCATAGTTTCGCGCAAATTTTCAGCTTGTTTCTTAAATCGATCACGACGTTCTGTTAATGCTCTGATCTGCGCATCCAACGATTCCTCTAAACTTTCGTTTTCATCAATGTAATAAAGAATATTATTCATTAATTCGGGCAAAGCGGCAGGATGTGTTTCAGAAATAATATCATCAATGCCCGCTCTTAAGGTTTTAGAATCGCCAAAACAATCTTCAAGAAATATTAACTGGTCAAGCGACCATTTCGTTGATGAGCACGACTTGGTTGGCAAAGTATCTGGTTCATCTGTCATTGGCAGCAGCTCTACAGTTTAAAAAGTGGTCTAACATACGCGAAAAAAGCAATAGCTCGACAGTTTCAAACTTATCCAATATCGTCATGACGCTATCGAGTATTTCTTCCTTTTCACCGCAACATACACCGTAAGATATATCGTCTTCAACTGTTAAATCTACGATGGCTGCACAAACATTAAGTTTTTTTCCTCTGATCTCGGCTATATGTTTTTCGATCGCTTTTAAAATATCTTCTGATGATTCAATATTTGTAGTCATAAAGTCCCCATTGCGTATATAAAATATAGAACAGTAAGAGTAGCAGTGAATGCTAGAATGAAAGCAACAAATATCATTCGGAATCTTGTATTTCTCTTTGTTTCGCTTGGATCAATTCACCAAACCCCATGCAAATTTCAGGATTATCTTTGCAGAATGCTTTGAGGCCTTCCTTATTTGCTTGTTTCCATTCAAGATATTCTTGAAGCTGTGCTAATTTCTCTATAGAGTTAATTTTATTTGTTACCATTGTACCTACATCCATTCCAGTTAAAAAACTTTCATCGATTATGTAGGAATTCTTACGAGCTTGGCTTTCTTCTACTATCGCGTGGGCTACTTCTTCAGTATTAGCTAGTTGCGTTGATTCTTGCGCCATCATTTCAATGTCGTCAGGATCCGGCAACCCTAAACCACCCATAGATAGAGTAACACGGCGTTTCGCTTTCGATTCTGCTTTTAAAAATGCATTTATTAGGTCAACTCCTACTAATAGGTCACCCCCTTTTTGATACAACACACGTTCCTTGGTGATTTTATCGTAGTAAAACTTATCTTCAGTAACAAGCATTATTGCAGCTGTTGAGACATCTATGCGACCTTCTCTGTCTTGTGCATGAGCTTCAACAAAATATGCGTCGCCCTCTCTATATTTGATTAGCTTGGTGATAGAAATGCCGTGTGTGCGCCTCAATTGATCGCAGGCATTTTTGGTAACATATAGAACTAATTTTTTATTGAGTTCAATAAACTCAAAAGGTTTTGTTAAGGGATCCAGATTAAATGTTTTACACATACTCCTGTAATATTGTATGCGCTGTTCTGAATCCAAGCTTTTGAGATCCCCATCAACCACTATTTGTTCGATAACATTACTTTTTATCGTTAATTCTTTATTCATTACTTACCTCTATTTTTCAGACAATATTATATTTTATGGACTATCTGTTTGCATAGTTCAAGTCCTTATCTAGTCATTGAGCCAGGTTGTGACCCGAAACACATATCAAAATCTAATTCGATAGGACGTAGCACCGGAGGAGTTGGAGTGCGGTTGGAAGGTTGACGAGCTTGTATACATGCTTTATTGATAGCTGAGTTGATCAATTCATAAGTAGGTATACTGCCGCTATGACGCGCATAACATTGAGGTGTATTGCCTGTCAAATCTGCAACAAAAGGTGAGGCGCCACATTCAAGCAATCCCTTGACGATCAGGTAATGACCAGCTTTGCAGGCATAGATTAAAGGACATTTGTTTGCGACATCCACCACGTTGACATTAGCGCCATCAGCAACAGCAGCGGCAACAGCAGCTAGATTGCCGTTCTTACAAGCTTCCAATAATCGTTCATTCTCCGTCACAGTGTAATTCTCCTATCAAGCGAGTCATTGTTATTATGTTATTTTCCATTTCCGCCAACATTAAAGTCATTTCCGCAAATTTATCGGCTGTTTCGCTAAGTTTCCATGAGGTTAAATGTAATTGTCGGTGCATTTCGATCACAGTTTTATTATCGATCATCTTATTTTCCTAATAATTGTTGTTCAAGGCGAACTAGAGCTAAATGTAATTCATCTAATTCCAATTCAACATTTATTAATTTTCTATTTGCTTCATTAAGAAGGGAGACTATTTCTTGGTTCATCGATATTCCCAGATAAAAGATTAAGTTTAGTTCCTGTTGAATTGATTGAAAATAAATAATTCAGACATTCCTCCGGCCTAACACGTTGGAAGTATTTCAGGTAGCGAGAGGCAGTTTTGATATCGATGTTGACGTCTTCATGTAATTCATCAGCAAAAACATGGAACCAATAACCCTCTAGTTCACCACGGTAGGCTTCATATATCCTCTGAGTGAATGGGTCATATTGAAAGACTAGAACATTTTCGTCTTGCACAATATCGTCAAGCATGGATTGGATAATTTGATCGAAATAGAATTTTTCAATCGGGTCAATACTCAGGATTCTTGTGTCGAATAAGTAATATTTCATTCTACATCCTCATCTGTAACAACACTATACCATACTCCAAGAGCAACTATTGTCATCAGGACAGCGAACATAGCATTAATTTTCCAACATCCAAATATAATGAGACAACAAAATAAAGTAAAAGTGCTAATTCTTACCCAATACCAGAAAGATTTGAACACATCGGCTACAGTAAAATCTCCATCATTTGTACTGAGCACTCTACACCAAGCAAAAAATGTAATTAATCCTATCACAACTCCAAATAAAGGAATCCATAACCAGATTTTATAAACTGCAAGCATACAAAATAAAGTGAAAATCATGCTTTTTGCAGTTGACCACATAGACCCAAAAATAGACTTGAAAAGATTTGATGCTTTTTGTTGCATTTAACAACTCCCTAAATGTTATAAGCTGAACTTAGCACAAAGAGCAACAAGAGTCAACTACTATTTTACACATAATCGGAATTATCTTGACCAACCGGCTCGATCGAACAATCTTGATGGCCGTAATACGATTCGGCAAATTCTATTATCTTATCAGAACTGTAAGCTAAGAAAGCGTAAGAGATCGCTAATACAGGCTTCTTAACTGAATATATAGCAAGAGGCTGTAATTTAGGGAAGTAGTAGCTTAGAGCTCCTAGCATTGTAATTTCGTTCATTTCATAAAAAGACCATTGTGTTAACTTATGGGATCTAAAGTGGAAGTGTTCATTAGCCATTTTAACTAGACAAATAGGTTTGAGATCCATGATTAAACTTTCTGTAACAAATCTTGACAACGGTGTTATTATATATATAATAGCTCAAATGTCAACATCTAAATACAGAAGGATACTAATGGAAGAAGTAACATGGTTAACTTCAAAAGAAGCCGCTGGCTATCTCAAAGTAAGCGATCAAACTTTACGTAAATGGCGTATGCAAAAACGTCATATAAAATTTACCAAAGATAGAGGTAAAATTAAATATAAACTAGAAGATATCATAAGATTTATTAGTGGTTCTACATATGAAGTAACCCCTGAAAGCACATACAAGAGGTAAGATGACCACCTACGAACAAATGATGAATGTTATTATCAAAAATCGGCCAGCCGAAGCTGAAGAAATGCTTAAGAATACCACTTACAATTTAGATGCATTAGATAACAACAATCATACTCTCCTATATTGGGCTAAATCGATGAAAAGGCATAAAATAGTTGACTTACTAATCCGAAAGGGCGCAAAATTATCAGCTTTAGAACTCGAAGAGCATAACAAAATACCATATGAACGCAAGAGAGACAGTTTCAATCGATTCATCAAAGTCAGCTGAAGATAAAAAATACTATTCAATTGATTACTCAAAACTCACCCCCGATAATCTAGCGCTACTCGACAATAAAACCTTCGACAAGCTTATAAGTCTCATTGATGCTGAATGTCAACTAAGGATGAAAGAGCTTGAAGAAATGCGTGAATTGGTCAAACGACTGGAAGTAGAACTACATCAACGTAACAAATTGACTCCACCTCTTGTCGTCTAAAACTTAACGAAAAGTTAAATATTGTCTTGTTTTTTAATGGGATAGGAATAGAGTACATCTCTTGATATAGAAAAGGCGCCCCAAGCACAACCCCAAAGCCGCACTTTTCTCTAGCTTTTATAGCTTGGGCGTCTTTTATTGTCAATAATAATTTTCATTAGTTAACAACATATTAACGGTTGTTTTCTAATGACTTCGTTAAAACAATAACTTATGAGCCCGAAAAATGTCAAAAAACAACTTACCACCCGCAGATTATCGTACCCGCAGAAAGATGAGAGCTTCTAAAATACTATTCGATATGGATTTAGGCGTGCATAGCGACCCAGAGGCCATGCTGGAATATTACAGGTGTCAAGTAGATGAAGGCGGCATTAAATATAATGTTTCTTATTACGAAAATTTATACGATCAAATGTTTCCGGAACCTCTACCTATACTAACCGTTGGAGAATTATTAACAATAAAGATCCCTAAAACGAAACTAATCCTCGATTGGTTACCTTTGGGTGGATGTGCTCAAATTGCCGCAGCAGCCGGCAGGGGGAAAACATTTCTAGCATTGCATTTAGCGAGCTGCTTAGTTTCTAAAGGTGCTTTTCTCAGCTATAAAATCCATCGTCAATGTGAAGTGCTTTACATTGATGGCGAGATGAACATGGCCGATATTAGAGACAGAATAAATCTTATATGCGATACGGAACATCCGGACGTGCTGAAAAAAATCCACATTTTATCGCAGGAATACCTTTATGCCGAGCAAAATATAGATTTAGATTTAGCTGCTCCTAATACAATAAAACGCATAAATGATTTTCTAGCTTTGCACCCAAATATAAATGTTATTATTTGGGATAATCTATCTTGTCTCTTTAAATCTATCGAAGAAGATAAACGTGATCATTGGGTCAAGACTGTCCTGCCGCAGTTAACCAAAGCCAAAAATAATGGCTCCACTGTTATCTTTTTACATCACTTAAATAAGAGCGGGGGTTCACGAGGAACTAATGCAAGATCTGATACATTAGATGCTTCAATCATTTTAGAAACCCCTGAAGATTGGAAAGAAGAGGATGGATTAGATGTAATATGGCGCTTTGATAAAGGTCGTAGATGTTCACCAAAGTCTAAAATCCCCTTAAGGGTTCAGATGAATGAAGAGGGTGTTTTTTCCTATAGCAAAGTTGATCCTGAAGAGAAATCTACAGAAACCCATATAGTTAAAAAAACTAATCCTTCAAAGTTTGAGAGATTTAAAGCTATGAAAAGAAGCGAAATGATGTCTGAACAAGAGATTATAGACGCTCTAGAAATTCATCCTAATCAATACAGAAAATGGGATAAACAGAGCTAAAAATACCCCCAAATAAATCACTCCAAAGCCGTGTGTGCCTTGACTCTCAGGTTACACACGGCTTTTTTTTATTCAAACTTCAGTACGCTCTAAAACCCCTCTGTGTGCCGCAGTTTTCCTTGATAAACACTCCCTGTTCCTATAGTTAAGATTATTATTTATTTAGTTTCGCTGCGCGAAATAACTAAATAATAATTATAATCTCTATAAGTAAGAAGATAGGAGAAGGGAGTGGTAACGACCTAGGGTTTTTTTTATTTTTTTTATTTTTTTGCAGTATAATTTAAAAACCGTTGCATTCTTGCATCAAAGGCGAAGTTTTTGCTTGTAATCTGTCCAAACTTAATAAGAATTACTCTGATTTGAAAACTGTCCGGACAAAAACAAGGCCTGAATGATCAAGATGACACAAAAAGCCCTGGCTCGTTATGTGATTTTCGATTCCATAACTGAAATTTGTAATACGTTGCTCTACAAAAACGACAAAAGAAGGGGATGTTCAGGTTATTTCGATGGGAAACCTCATGAGAAAGAACTTTTGTGCGAGATGGTCTATCCGATATTTAACTTTGATGACAAATAGCGATTGCTGGAACTCTAAAGCGATTTGAGCGCAGGTCTTTAAATTTTACTATAAAGCGCTGGACGGAATCGAAGTCGAGCTTAAAACGCGTTTAAAATCATTTTAACAGATCTTTCATGTACTCGATAGCTTCCTCCTCATAACAAGTTAGCAGATATGGCATCTTCAATTCCAACGCTCTTCGCCTGAATGCCTCTTGCTCAGGCTTCTTGCCCTTGTCCAATAACGCCTTCTCTGATTCGTTCCTCTTATATTCGATAACAGCTGCTCTACAAAAATCTTCACCAGCTTTGTTGTAGTAAATCGTGTAATCCGCCATCCCCGATAACTTACCCATCTCCCATTGCTTGATATTCCAGTTCCTGGCCTGAATCCTATTCATCCCCCATCCCTGTGGCGATTCGTTGCAATTATGTACTAACTCAAAATCATTGCTAAATTGATTCCAGCATCTTAACTGTTTAACTTGACGAACAAAAGCTTTGCATTTATCACTTTCTAGTGGATCATTAACCATTTATTAACTTTTACTTGCTATACTATCAAAATTATGATAATAATGTACAATTAAGAACTATGACAGAAAAATTAACTGACCACTTGAATGAAAATATTCTTGAAGAAGCTCTTAAAAATAATAGCAAGTTGAATGATTTGTTCTTTAACTTTATAACACACGTCGAAATCTCGGGCGAATATAGACAAAAACAAATCAAAGAATATAGCCTCGAATTAATTAAGCACTTACTGAGTTTAGGATAGTAAAATGACCGGAGATCAACAAATCAAAGAAGCAAAAGATAAAATGGCTAGGCTCGCCGCTAAATGCGATAAAGCACATTTGGCTTGGACAAAAGCATTATTACGATATCAATCAAACGCTATGGCTCTAATGAAACTCATAAAAGCAGTAAAAGATGAGTAGAGATCCATCCTTTAAGTGAGAAAATAAAATATGGCTGATATCAAATGGGAACAAGTTCTTATCCCAATAAAAGAACTCAAGGAATACGAAAATAATCCACGCAAGATTAGCAAAACTGCATTCACTAATCTTGTCAAGAGCCTTCAGCAAGACGGTTATCATAGCCGTATACTCATCAATGTCGATAATACAATCATAGGTGGCCACGCTAGAAAGAAAGCCCTCATAGCCGCTGGCTGGCACGCAGAGACTCATATAGAGGTCTTACGCGCAAATCGCCGGTTAGATGAACAAGAATTAAAAAGACTTAATATCAGAGATAATTTAGAATTTGGCGAATTTGATTTCGATATACTCGCAAATTGTTTTGAGATCGATGATCTTATCGAATGGGGCATGAATGCCGATTTATTCCCTGATATTGCACCACCTGTTACAGAACAAGATAATGAAACAGTGAACCCTCCTGTCCAAACTTCAATAATGCTCGGCGATAAATTTCTTTTAGGCTCGCACATATTGCTTTGCGGTGATAGTACTTCGGCCACCGATGTAGCAAAATTGTTGGCAGGGCACAAGCCTAACCTCATGGTGACAGATCCGCCTTATGGTGTCAGTTATGATGCGGAGTGGAGAGAAGGACGTGACTTGGGAGTCGGCGAAAGATCCAAGGGTAAGGTGGCAAATGATGATCGTATAGATTGGTCTGAGACTTATGCTTTATTTCCTGGCGACGTGGCTTATGTTTGGCATGCAGCCTTGCATAGTGGAGAGGTGCAAAAGAATCTCGAAACTTGTGGTTACGATTTGATCAACCAGATAATTTGGGTGAAGCAGCATTTCGCAATATCTAGAGGAGATTATCATTGGCAACACGAACCTTGTCATTATGTCGTTAAAAAAGGTAAAAAGCACAATTGGCAGGGAGCTAGGGATCAAGCGACAATCTGGGAAATCAAAAATAATAATTCATTCGGAAACTCAGAAAAAGAAGAAGCTGTTGGACACAGCACTCAAAAGCCGATTGAATGTATGTTGCGACCAATCATGAACAACAGCAAAAAAGGAGATTTAATCTATGACCCCTTTGGTGGATCCGGTACAACCCTTATGGCCGCTGAGAAATCAGGTAGACGTTGCCTAATGATGGAAATTATGCCAGAATACTGTGAGATGATAATAAAACGATGGGGAAAGTTAACCGGGCAACAAGCAGTAAAATTAAACGATGACAAGTAGTATGACCAATCTATCAAATCTTTTCGTGACATTTGTCCCTGACGATGGGGCTCTAAAACCTATCAAAGGTCTCAGGGATGGAAACGGTAAATGGCGAGCAGTTTTGGAGTCATCGAGACGATATATTGTTAAACTGCTCACTGACAAATTATACTCCACTAAACAAATCAGCGCAGCATATAAAATACATATTTTTACCCTTAGAAAATGGGTAGTAGAATCCAATCCAAAACATAAAGGAGATCAGCCATAGCCAAGCCTTACACTGACGAAGAGTCCGCTTGCTTGAAAAAAGAATACCTGGAATCTTTTGAAATCCATCACGGAGCGGTAACTCTTACCTGTCGCAAAGTTAATATTCATATGTCTACCTATACTTACTGGCGAGATCATGATGCAGAGTTCAATCAAGCAATTATCAAAATCAAAGAATCGATAAAAGATAAAGTCGAATACAGCTTAATTAGGGACGCCTTGAAGAAAGGTGGAGTTGACAGAATGTTTTATATGAAGACTCAAATGCGTGACCGAGGTTATATGGATAGAGTAGAAACTATAAACAGCAATCAAACTGATTATAAGTTGAACCAAATTGACGTTGATTTAATAGAGAAACGTCACGCTGAGATTAAAGCTGAAGGCGTTAGAGAGCACCTTGCGTCATTAAAAAAAGATGAAGCAGTTTGAACTTAAGGATAAGCAGTTAGCATTAGAGGTCTACAGAAATGACTTCGGGAAGTTTATTGAAAGAGTCTTTTCTATCATTTCTCCTCATTCTCAGTATAAACATAATTGGCACATTGATCTCATTGCAGAATATCTTACAGCTTGCCAAAATGGACAAATCAAACGGCTCATCATAAATATGCCTCCGCGTTTTTTGAAGTCGATTACTGTATCAGTAGCTTGGCCAGCTTGGCTTTTGGGACATAATCCGGGTGAGCAAATCATGGGAGCTAGTTACTCAAAAGAACTCGCTATGACTCATAGTGTGAATTGTAGGAACGTCATTGAATCTGATTGGTATAAGGCATTATTCCCGGGAACGATTCTAGCGCCAGACCAAAACACAAAGAATAAATTCAAAACCACTCAAGGAGGATGTCGATATGCAGTCGGAGTGGGAGGTACCATAACTGGTGAAGGCGGCAACTTTATTGTCATGGATGACCTGGTGTCTGCTGGGGATTCTAATAGTCGCGTTACCAGAGAGGCTGCTAATAATTGGATTGGTCAAACTGCTCATAATCGCCTCAACGACAAGCATAATGGCGTCCTTGTTTTAGTGATGCAGCGTCTGCATCAAAATGACGCCACGGGCTTTCTATTAGAGCAAGGTGGATGGGAACTTCTCAAGATTCCAGTTGTGGCAGTAGAAGATAAAACCTATTCGATAGGTTCATTCAGTAAAACTGTCAAAGAAGGTGAAATCCTACACCCTAAATTTATGGACGCCGATGCTATTGAAAGAGAGAAGAGAGCGGCCGGAACATATCACTTCGCCGGTCAATTTCTTCAGTCACCTAATCCCACAGGCGGAGGAGAATTTAGGCTTGAATGGATCCAATACTATCGCGCCAAGCTACAAAGTCATAGTTTTAACGTCTACATTCTAGTCGATCCAGCTAATAGTAAAAAGAAAACATCAGATTATACTGCTATGTTTGTCGTCGGTTTAGGAGCCGATCAAAATATTTATATACTGGATATAATTCGTGACAGATTAAACTTAAGAGAAAGACAAGAAGCCCTTTTTCGCCTGCATCAAAAACATAAACCCAAATATGTACTTTATGAACAATATGGGCTCAATACAGATATCGATGCAATGAACGAGGCAATGAATTATAATAACTATCGGTTCATAATAACTCCTGTCGGCGGGAAGCTTAGCAAAGAAGATCGCATAAGACGTCTGATTCCATACTTTGCAGACAATAGAATTTACTTCCCTGAAACGCTTTGGAAGACAAATACCGATGGAGCTGTGGTAGATCTGGTAGATGAATTTATCAATCAAGAGTATCTTTCTTTCCCTGTCTCTCTCCATGATGACGCGATGGATGCACTGTCCCGCTTACTGGATGCTACATTGGTCTGGCCTGGTGAGGGTACATTCGATTACTATAAATTTGCGGAGGGTTTCAAATAAGTTGCAAAACTCTTAATAATCGTTACAATTATTAGACATCTTAATACCAATCCAAAAAGGTTACTCATAATGCTCAGCGATGAAGAGATTTTAAAACGTGCTCATGATGGCATACAAGAGAATCTCTTAGTTACTGCTTGGTGGCGTTCTAACGAGATAAGAGATAATTATGGACTTTACGAAGGATCTCAGTGGTTGGAAGAAGATTATAGCCGTCAAATAGCTAATAATCAACCTATCAGAACGATGAATCGGGTGCAGCCAGTTATTGATGCCATTGCTGGGTTTGAGATCCAGAATCGGAGTGCATCTAATTTTGTCCCTAGACTACCTGACCATTTAGAGGAAGGAGTAGCCGACTTAGTTAATGATGGCATGAAATGGCTAGAGGAAACTGGCGATTATGGGATGATGAAAAGCTTAGCTGTTGCCGACATGCTGATATGTGGATTGGGCTTTCTCGAACATAAAATAGAATATACGGACAATCCCAACGGACAAGTCACGATGGAGCGTGTTTTCCCTTACTTTATGTTATGGGATGTCACGACTCGTGATAAGAATTTCGCAGGATCTGATTGGATTTGTCGAGCTAAGATCATTGATCGTAATAAATTACACCAATATTTAAAAGGCATGACGGCTGATGAGAGGGATGAAGCTTCTGCTGATTTTGGCTCTTCTGTTGATGCTCGCTTTCTGGACTTTTTTGACACCATAATGGTGGTTAAATCTCTTGGAGTTATATACCATTACCAATGGCGTGAATTAGAGTTTTTCTATCGCGTAGAGAATCCTTTGCAAGGATATGAGGGCGATCCGGAAGATCCAGATACGCAAGCTGTCGTTCTTGCGGCTCGGACTTTGCAGGATAAATATAAGTTTAATCCATTTACGGATAAAATCTTCGCCGTTCCTTTAGAAGACTACTCTACTGTTCGCGACCTGTTTAAGAGTTTGGGCTTTGAGAAAGTAAAATCTTCTAAATCGAAGAAGTATAGATACTACAGAGCTGATCTTGTCGGGAATAGGGTTATATCTAAATCCGAGAATTTCTCACAATCAGGATTTAGTATACAGGTAATGACTGGTAAATATGACGAGATACGTCAATGTTACTATGGTTTAATGCGTTCGATGAAAGAGGCGCAACGTTTATTAAATCAATCAGTCTCGGATTATGAAGGTTTCTTGCGCAATATACCGAAAGGTGGCTTCATTATTGAAGTTGACGCAGTACCGAATATGGAAGGGTTTAGGGATACTTTATTGAAAGCCAACATGTTAACTGTTGTAAGTCCCGGAGCTATAGGGGCGCAGAAGATAATGCCTAAACCCACTCCTCCCATTCCACAGGGGATGTTGGAAATGATACAATACGCTGATCAAATGATCATGTCTGTTGTCGGCGTTACCGGTGACTTTATGGGTCAAGCTGACAGTAAATTAATGACCGCTCAACTGAATGCCCAATTAGTGCGTCAAGGTTTGATGGTACTTGCTCCTTATTTTGATTCAATCAAATTATTTACCAAGCAATCCGGTGTTTTATTTTATGAAGCTTTCAGGATTTTAATTGAGAATTGCGAATCTAAACTTATCGGCCACATTACTACACCTCGAAATGCTGAGTTTATCGAATATATTAGAGATAATGAGCATATCGAGTACGATATAGTTATCGACGACGTTCCGATGACTCCTGATGAAAGACAGCAAACGTTTGAGAAGCTTCTACAATTATCTGCAATATTGATGAACAAACCTAATCCGGTTGATATTATGCCTGTTGTGATGGAATATGCACCATTCAAGGGTGATCAGTTGGAGAAGATTAAAGAATTGATGCAACCACCTCCTCCTCAACAACCTGATCCGGTACAACAAAGGTTATTAGAAGCCGAGAGCTCCTTTAAAGAAGCGTCCGCCAAGAAACAGGATGCTGAAGCAATGAAAGCACATATTGAAGTATTACTTAAACAACATGAGCTTAAATATGCTGATGAATCTGTACAAGTAGATATCTTCAAGAAAGAATCTCAAGCTGAAAAAGATCAGGTGACAGCCATGAAAGGCATCAATGAAATTCGTAACCCTAAAGAACAGAGAAGGAGTGCTTAATGTCAGAAATGCAAATTAATAATTCTGCAGCACCGCAAATTAACTTAGAATCTACTACTGACCAAAAACCCATGCTTTCACGTAAGGAAGAATCCAAGCGTCGACAAGAAGAATTCTATAAAGAACTAGAGAAAGTAAATTCACCAATTGAAGAAGAAATCAAAACTGCCTTTGAAGGTGATAACCCCCATGTTGAAGATGGAGATTCTTTCGATAACACCCAGGATAACACCCAGCTCGACGAAGATGACACGCAACTCGATGAAAAGACCATACCTAGGAAGCGCTTGAATAAAGAAATAGAAGCGCGCAAGGCTTTGGAAGAAGAACTCCGCAAAGAACGAGATTCACGTATAAAATATGAAACAGAACTGGGTCTATATACGCAGGCATTAGCATCACTGCAAACCGATAAAGAACAAACTGAGCAAAATTTTGATATAGACCCTGTAGATACAGAGGCTCATAATCTTTACATGAAGGAAATCAATGCGCTTAAGAAACAGGTTCAGAACCAAACAACTCACACGACTGAATTTGAGCAAAGACAACAGTTTGAGAATACCGTCAATGCTCAAGCTGCACAATTCGCTAGATCAAATCCAGACTTCAATGACGCGTACAGTTTCTTACTTGGTATCGAAGCTAATAAAGCTAAAGTACTTGGTTATAGCGATGCTCAAGCGCAACAATTTGCTTTAAGTCAAATCCAGCCTATTGCACAGGAAGTTTATAAAAAAGGTGGTAATGTTGCAGAGATGGCTTATACACTTGCCAAAAATTACGGATATAAACCAACTACGACCAAAAAAGTTATCAATTCCCCTGATTTAGACAAAGTCAGTAAGAATATGGCCAAATCACATACTATGCTGGATGAAATTCCAGGCGTTAGTACTTCTATAGCACCAGAACATGCAGCTTATAATACGCTTGAAGGATTCAAGGCTAAATTAGCAGGTAAATTTGGTAGAGGTACAGATGTTGCGGCTTTCCAAAACGCATTAAGGAAGCTTCAGAATAATGGCTAGAGAGCGTGAAATAAAACGTTTACCTCATGTTAAACCTAACTATTGGCAACGTTTTATTTCATGGCTTCAAAGTTATTTGCCTGCTATATGTGGCACTGTGGAAATAGCAGCTATCGTAGCTGAGGATATAATTTTGTCTGCACCGGAAGCTGCTAAAGCTAATATAGCCACCGAGATAGGGATTGTTGGGCTCGAAGCTGGCGTAAATGATGGATTAGACCATATTGCAGCCGCTGGCAAATTGGAACCGACAGATCATCAAACGATAACAAAATATGCAGACAAAACTGAAGCAGTCGGCCATGAAATAGTTGATGTGGCTAAAGCAGCGGCAGAAGTCGCTACATCTATTGCGCTTGGTAATATGGGTACATCTGGTTTAGAAACACAGGTTGTGGCCAACGCAACTATAGAAGGGCTATCAAAAGCCCTAAATGATGGAGTCGATGCAGTGGTAGCCGAGGGAGAAGATCTTGCAGTCAAATTCACTGAGAGATATTTAAAACGCACAAAAGGCGTCGAGTTCGAGCCTCCCTTATCGCCTTTGTCTAATGGGAAGGATTTTATTTCTGCCAGAGAAATATAATGTTGCCGCCATGAATGTTGTTGATAGACAGTTTAGAGTAGTCGTTCTTAACTAAATATTAACTTTTGTTGTGTAATTTAAAAAAGATAACAACCTAATTGGATAAATAAATGAATTCTCCGGATATACTAAAATTTGTAATTCTTGCATTATTGATAGTTTTTGCATTTGGCCTCCTAATAAGTGGCGCTGTAATGATCGTCAACACTTTTAATAATATTAAAGCTAAATTTCTCACTTATGAAGATAGATTTAAAGCAATCGAAACTAACGTTAAAAATCTTATAGAAACGACCAAGTCGAAGTTATAAATGTTTGCACTTATTGGAACTCTGCTTGGCTTTGCTCCCCATTTATTCAAGTTTTTTGAAGGTATTTCCGACAACAAGCAAGAAATGATGATTATGCAAATGCAACTTGAGATGGCCAAGTTAAATCTCACAGCTCAGGTGCAGGAGATAGGAATGTCGGCCAAAGCTTCAGAGATACAATCTATGTACTCTAATATGAAGATCAATAATGCCTTCATTGATGGATTTAATGCTTGTGTCAGACCGGCTATAGCTATCATTTTCACAGCTAAGCTCGTCGCTAGTTGTTTTTATGGTGAGGTTATAATGAATGATCATGACTACGCATTGGTGGGAGCAATCACATCTTTCTATTTTGGTGATACAGTGACATCAAGGTTATAAATGAGGTTGATCACCCAGGACACAATAGATTTAGTTCAGAGATTTGAAGGACTAAGTTTAAATGCTTATGGAGATGCGACGGGCAAAAGAACTATTGGTTATGGCCATTTGATTAAACCAGGGGAGAATTACCAAGAAATTGATGAGGACGAAGCCTTGGAATTGCTTCATAACGACCTTCAGATTGCAGGAAGTGCGGTAGAACGACTGATAAGGGTTAAATTAGATGATAATGAATTCAGCGCTCTTGTCGACTTTACATTCAATTTAGGAAGCGGTATATTACAAGCATCCACTTTACGTAAGCTATTAAACAGAGGTGATTATCAAGGAGCAGCGCGTCAATTTAAGCGCTGGTGCTATGCCGGTGCAGCAAAACTCCCTGGTTTAATTTTAAGACGGAATACAGAGGTTCACTTATTTCTATCCTAAATCGATCCCATTATCATTATCTGTTTGATGAACGCACTGCCATTATTGAATGGGATGGTGAGCAAAATCAATCAAAAGCAAAGCGTTTGGCATTCTTGGAAATCAAAGAAATGCTCACTCAAGAAAGATTCAATAATCAAAACTCCGTTACTGATTATCAAAAATTCAGAGATTCTGAAAGCGATATGATATTTAAGACTCTCTACAGCTGGGGAATTAAACCAGCATAATTATCCACAATTTTGGTGGATTAATTGTGTATACTATTGTTTATAATTTTGATTTTTCACCTTATCCACATAACGCAATAATTATCACGGACTTATCCACTCCAAAACGACGTTTGTGAGTTAATCACAAAGCCTGTGTGCGAGAGATACTCACTTATACAGTGCCCCTACTACTACAACAACCTGCATTAAAAATTTTCTCTAAGTATTAGTAGGAGAGCAGAAATATTACTTCTTGCTCTCTTTGTTAATATTCGTTACAATCATACCAACGATTTTCTCAATCGAGCCACGGTTAAGTGACGACGTGTACCCAAAACACGTAAAAGGGGTAGAGCCAAGCAATGGAATTCTCTTTAAACTGCTCATGTTGCAACATGTAAATCAGCGCCGTGCATCATCACGTTAAAAGGCTCCGTAGACAAGGGAAATCAAGGGTTCTAGGCGCAAGCCTGGGTTTTGATTTATTTGACTATAGGAGCTTTTCATGGCTAATACTATATTTTCAACTAACTCACCCTCGACAGTAAAATTATGGTCGATGAGGATCTATCGCGATTTCGTGACAGATACCGGAATGCTCGCGGCTATGATGGAAAGTGGTATAGTTCGTAAACACGAAGATACACAAGAAAATGCTGGGGACAGAGTTACAATTTCTTTCTTACAAAAACAAACTGGTGTTGGTTTAATTGGCAATCAAATTGCTGACGGTAACGAATATCCTTTAATTTATTTCACTGATAATTTGTATATCAATCAATTAAGATATCCTATTCAGATTCCCAACGTCATGACCATCTCTCAACAAAGAGTTGTTTATGACTTACCAGAAGATACATATAAAGTATCTATGGATTGGTTGGCTCAACGTGGTATCGTTTCTGTATTGTATCAATTAGCTGGATTTAACCCTATAAGCTTCTCTTACCAAGGGACAAATTTCTCAGGTGCTAGTCGTCTTACTCTGCAAGGTATGAATGTGCCAACTGCACCTAGTGCAAACAGGGTACTTTATATTGGTGCAAACACTTCTGATACAACAACTCAATCAGATCCAACTGCTACTATGAAACTATCATTGATAGATCAATTAGAAGCTATGGCCGAAATTGCGAGTCCTTATTATATTAGGCCTCTATCAGAAACTGGTGAAATAAAATACCATATGTATGTACACACATACCAATGGCAACAATTAATTCAAGATACATCTGCTCCGATTCAGTTCCGTGATATTTTTGGTAACTCAATTGCTGCTGGTGAATCAGACGGTGGTTTTGGTCGTTCAATGGTTTACTCACAAACATTGATCATGAAAACTGATAAAATTCCAAACGGCTTAAGTGCCAATGACGGAACTGGTGTTATCCTTCCTAACGTTCGTAGAGCTGTATTCTGTGGTAGAGATGCTGCAGCATTCGCTTTAGGACGTGGTTATGATGACGGCAAAGAAATCGTACCTGGATTTATGATCCGTGAAGATGTGATAGACATCGGAAACACAAGACGCGTTGCTATCAATGCATTATGGGGAACCAAAAAGGTTATCTTTAATGGCACTGATCACGGCGTTATTGTCGTTCCTGGTTATGTCGCGCAAACAGCATCATATTAAGGAGGATAGATTATGGTAAATTACGTCGCTACTCCACTACAAGTGCAAACACCTTGGTCTCCAGGGCGCACATATGTATTGGGTGCTTATTTTGAACTAACAGGTACCGGTCTTGCATCCGGTGATACTATCACCTTCCAAGATGCAATTACTCCTTCAGGTATCATTGCTGTTGATGCTATGGTTCGTACTTCTCAATTGGATAGTAATGCTACTCCATTAGGTAAGTATGAATTAGGTGACAGTGCGGGTGATACAAATGCTGCCGGTAGATTTATTACTAGTGGTAGCATGGGTAGTAATGTATCAGGTGCTATTGTTACAACTTTCAGTAATGTGGCTCCCACTTTCACTGCTGGCGTGCAAGTCAATGGTGTGGGTTATGAGTATTTCACTGATGAAAATTCAGTTACCAATGAAGCAGGTGGCTTTTTAGATTTAGTTCTAACTGTCACAACTGCGCCTGCAACTGCAGCGACCACTGGTACTGTATGGATGTACTTGACGTATTATTGCGTCGGTAACCCGTAAACTAGAGGTTCTTTGATGGCAGCAACTTACGGTCAAATGCGTGATCAAATATTGATGGAGACTAACAGGCTGGGGAATCCCGTCTTTGTTATAGAAGTGCAAAACGCGTTAGTTTCTGCTGTCAAAGAATTAGAAATTGAACAAATATTTTTAAATCAAAAATACACTCAATTGTCCATTGCTCAAGACCAATTCATGGTTCCTTTACCTGAAGATTTTCTCACAGTATTGACTTTGAATTTGCTAAATCAGAATTATGAATTGATTTATTCTCCAGCTTCAGGATTTAGTGAAGTTACTTATTGGGAATGGCAAACATATAGATTCCAACAATTCACGGGCGGTGTACCAGCTAAATGGGCATTATTTGGTAATAATATTTTCTTGTGGCCTACTCCACCATCAGCATTTTACCTGTCTCTTAGTTATTACAATAGAGATGGTTATTATCCAACGGATTATGTCACTATTCCAGATCCAAATAATCCTTACGTTCAAGAACCATGGACGGATGATCAATACAATTTGACTTCTATTTGGTTAGGCGATTTTACACAAGATGTAACGAGATACACGGCGAGAAGCATATTTTATAGAGATTCATTGCAAAGCCCTGAACTGTCTCAAAGCGATCGCAGTCAGGCACAATATGCTTTATCACAATTAAGACTTAGAAATTCACAAAGAGATACTACCCCATATTTAAGCCTTTAGAGGAGATTTACATGGCTACAACAACGACGAATTTTTCATTTATAGAGCCAGCTGTATTAAGCAATACCGATGCTAATGTGTGGGGTGGTATGCTAAATACTAATTCATCCAATTTAGACACATATTTGACGCAAATCACTGGAAGTTACATAGGGAATAGCGCACCTGTTTTGGGGACGACTGTGACACCCACTTCCGGTCAATTCTGGATCAACAATACAGTATCAAGCTCATGGCCTGTACAAATTTATGATGGTGCTTCCTGGGTATTAATCGGCACAATTAATACTGTGAATCATACATTCACTGCACCTGCAACTGCTTCCAGTATTAACGTGCAGGTTTTTAGTTCTAGCGGCACTTATACTCCTTCGGCCAATCTAAGTTACGCTGTAGTTGAAGTGCAAGCTGGCGGCGGCGGGGCTGGGTTTACCAACGCTAATAGTGCATACGGTGCGAGCGGGGGCGGTGGCGGTTATTCTAAATCCGCATTATCCGCGACAACCATCGGAGCAAGTCAAACAATTACAATCGGCACAGGCGGTTCAGGTGGTGCCTCAATGAATACCAACGGAGCTGCTGGAGGATCGAGTTCATTTGGATCTTTGCTCAGCGCTACAGGAGGATCCGGAGGAGTTTATTCTGTGGCTTTAGGACTACCTAATCCTGATTCAACTACACCAGGCATTGGGAGTGGGGGAAACATATTAAACTTGCCAGGAGGATATTCTAGTGTAGGGAATAATAGTACAAACGGAAATGCTAGCGGGAATGGTGGATCTGGGATCGCTGGAACCGGTGGCGCAGGTGGAGTTACTAATTTGACTAACAATTCTCAAATTCCCGGTAGAAATGCTCTGGCTAATACCGGTGGTGGTGGGAGCTCCGGTGCTGGCGTTGGATCTCTGGGCTCCGGTGGCGTAGGTGGTAATGGCGGCAGTGGTATAGTGATCGTAACTGAATTCATAGGTTAGAATGAATGTTGCTCGGAAAGAGAATCCCTTTAGAGATCGCGCCTGGTGTTAATCCATCTAGCGATTCAACGCCATTAGATACCATTTTTTGGACTAATGCGGATAAAGCTCGCTTCCAAGGTGGAAAACTAAGGAAACTTTTAGGCTGGGAGAGAATTTGGCCTACTAATGGGCAGCATATCACTGGCACAGCCCGAAATATATTCTCTTATCGGGATCAGAATAACAATCCAATAACATTAATTGGAACTTCAACACGGCTCTATGCTTATGCTCCGCTACAAGGGGAGGATTATTTTTACAATATAACCCCACTGTCCACAACTACCACTGTTATACCTAACGCATTTTCTACCGAATACAACGCGAGCGTAGTGGTAAACGTGACTACAGTGGCTGGCAGCCAAACTGTTACCTTGGACATGCCGCAGTATTTTGAAGATGGCGATTTAATCGCGATTAGCGGCGTTGGCAGTGCTGTCAATGGTATTCCGGCTGCGGATTTTAATAGTCAGTTTGTAGTTGAAGCAATAAATAACAGTCAGATAGAATTTGACGTCGCGACAGTCGCCACATCTAGCGGTTCTGTTCCTGTCACAATGACATGGGCATCATCGTATTTGTATGTTTATTATCCTGATAATGGATTGCCTGAATATGACCGTGTAAAGTTCTTGCTAGCTTCATCTGTAGATGGGATATCAGCTACTATAATAAACAAAGAATACACTATTAGTAACGTCGTAGATACAAACACATTCGTAATTTCAACAGGCGTAGTTGCTACCAGTAGTGTAAAAATGGGAGGCGGGAGCTCTACCACAATCCAAGTTCAGATTCCTGCCGGTAGTTCAATTGAAAGCGATGGCGTCGGATTTGGAGCGAACCAATTCGGTTACGGCATATTTGGAGCGGCTTTGGATTCGACGGCAGATACAACTACTTATCCCCGCATTTGGTCGATGGACACATTTGGCAGTAATGTAGTAATGACGCCAGGGGACACACCGAGTAATAATTCATCGACACCTAACGTTTATGAATGGACTAATAACGTGACAGTGGCTCCTATATTGATTGCAGGAGCGCCAGCCGCTACAAGATGGCTTTATGTATCCAATAACTGTGTTTGTACGCTAGGATCACAGGGGTTACTAAATCAATTCTATGCTTCTGATGCAGGAAATTATTCACAATGGACACCTGGTGCATCCAATTTGTCTAATATTCAGATTTTCCAGCAAGCTAATGCATTCTTATCTCAGGCCAAATCCCGTAACTTTGATATGCTGTTCACTAGTTCTTCCGTGTGGACTATGGAGTTTGTGGGGCTACCCAATATATGGCTACCTAGAAAGCTTTTTTCAACAGATGGCATTATTGCTCCAAAAGCTCGAGGCATCGTTGAGGATGCTGTATTCTGGATGGGTCAGGGAGACTTCT